CTGGGTTCGGTTTGTCCGATTGCTCGTAGCTTTGCCGCTACGTCGGACATCGCCATTGCGATTGTTTCGGGCAAGGGGGGGGCGGTTAGCCCCACGTTCGCCATTCTGTTTGCGGCCATTTCGTGCGCGAGAATTACTTGTGTTAGATTGTTCAGCACGCCGTCCGCGAGTGTTGCCATTCGCTTCAGGAACGCTTCGCGCGCTTGGCGTTGGTTCAGGTTGAGGGTTTGGTCCATTTTCTTGCTCGTTATTATGAAGGTCCGTACGAACTACGGTTCCGTCAACGACTGCGGCCACTCTGTGTTCATAGCTGTTGTCGAAGAGGACCGGAAAGCCGTCAAGACTCTGGACTTCGGCGATCGAGGCATCCTTGGCCATCAACTCACCGACATTGATCCCGAGTACAGTCGCCATGGCCTCCGCAATCGCAGAGCGGTCCTTCTGCGGCCATGCATTACTGCATCGGTACTGTTCCTCACCTAAAGCACTCTTGAACTTCAGGCCTGTGATGTTCATCACGCGCTTCGCCCAGGTTCCAATTATGGGTGTCAGCGCGTCCGTAGTATTATATCCAATCGCCTTATTGGTTGCAGCTTGTGCTGGTGTCACACTAGTGTTGGCAGAAAGATGTAATTTGCCAATAGTGCGTGCTGGGTCCGAAAATGAGTCAAAGCTCACCATTGGATCAACGAAATAGCGCCCCAGGAATTGTATTGGGGCACCTCTAGGGCGTAAATTGGACTTATACATAAGGCCGAGTTCTCGAGATACCTTTTCAACTGCAGCCCGAAACTCCCCACGGAAGTTAGCATTCACACTGTCATCGCCGAAGATTGCTCCTATGCGAGACCAGGCCTCGTTCTTGTCGTATCCCATTTCGCGTAGGGCCGCATAGACCACGAAACCGTTGTCCAGCGTCCCCGCCTGTGATGTTATTGAGGATCCGCTCCGAACTGACCACTCAGGATAATAGCGGTAACCAGTTGTTGTGACCGCACTGTTCTTGTAAATCTGCTTGCGGACCTTGTGATATCCGCTGCGGTGGCTTTCTGCAAGCCACCGGTTCATCGCCGCTCTGTGCACCCCTTCAAGATCTTTACTCTGGGTACCATCAAGGAATCCATAATCACCCTCTTCTAGGTCATTGTCAATGTCCATACGCATGACAGTGTCCAGACGTGTGATGATATCACGTGGTTTCTTACCTGGACAATACCATGGGGCCTGCTTCAAGATGTCAGCAAAAGGCAGGCTGTAGGATGACGAGATGATGGTGATCTCTGTGCTCATCACGGATATGTTCCGTGGAGCCTTCGCCGCGGGGTACGGCTCAGTCTTGATGTTCCCCTTGATGTTGTTCCCAGCTTCCAGTGACATTATTGATGCCACACGATCAAAGCGGACGATCTGCAGTTTCTTATCCTGACGCTTCCTAACTTCAGCGTGTGATAAAGGCACTCCGGTCCCAACCAGGTGTTCAGGCACCAATAGATGTACGAATTCGTCGGCATAACGTTTGTGGTGTGGTCCAAATGCTGTACGGTTCTTTACCTTGTTCAGTCTCTCCTCAATGCAAACGATGTCTGGATTAACCCCCTTAGCGGCAAACAAGGCCGGATTTGATAACATGGGGGTCGTGCAAACACCACCTGGGTTCTTGGGATCCTCAGTTGCTAGGGATCCTTTGGCTAAGGCTTGGAAATGGGTGGGGAAAGCACTAGTTTTGACAATGCCTTTCCTCATCACTATTTCCTTGCCCAGGCTCATAAACACAAATGGTGCGTCGCGTGTTGCATTGGGGTGTTTCTCTTCTTTTAGCATCCGTTCCACATCCGACACGTAAGGTGCTGCTTCCTTATTAGCCATTCGTATTTTGATCGAACTGAACAGCTTCCCGGACATCTCTACCGAGTAAGGAACGCCCTTTACGGCCAACGATATAGTGTCAGATATGGGCTCCCACATGATCTGGGCCTCGCTAGCGCCAATCTCCCTCCGACGTAATAGCCCGTCCTTCCATTCCAACCCAGCAAAACGCCAGATCGGGTTAGTAATCCGAGCCTTCGGTAGGAGCCAAATGAGTCTGTGTTGTTCATCCCCATTCACTGTGCGCTGCTCCACATCGTACACCAGCAAGTTGCCATCATAGTCAATTGACGTGGCGGTATCACCCTTGTAATCCCAAAGTTTATGCCGATACTCAGCCCCCCCGGCTACAGAGTACTCAAGAACGCTACCATCAAAGTTGTAAGCGAACTCTTTCCCATTGTAAGCCAATTGAGTGGGGTACAGAGTGTACATGCATATAGGTTTCCATAGGTGCATCCAACGCGGCATATCAGCATAGTAGTCGACATCAACAAACACGAGTGCAGCGCCTTCCGGCACGACATCATCGCGGTATTGCATCCCAAAGTCTTTGACGTTGTAAAAATATCTGGATCCAAGCGTTTCATCACGCCGTGATCCCGATACTACGTACGGCTCGTAGCCAGCCAGACGAACCTGGTTGACCAAGAAGTCGTTAGCCGATGATCGGAACTCGGCCGACTTAGGATGGGTGTGTATACTACCACACGGAAAGATGTTAATTGCCTCACCGCCGGGGACAAAGAGGGGGCGCAGGTCATTCTTGCGCTCTGTACTCGCCTCCAGTCTCCGTGACAACTCTCGTACATCTGCAGGTGTCAAACCAAACTTATTCATCCATTGGTAGCGTAGGTAAGCAATACCTACTCTAACGGTCGCCTTGATGCGGCGCACCACGAGCCTAATCCGGTTGGGACCGGGAACAAACTCATGGTGTGCAACTTGCTGATACGCTTCAAGGAAGCCACGACCAGCCACATAGACTATGTAGCCCGTAACTGATGTGACAGCCACCCATTTGATGGCCCTCCGGGGCAAAGCACCCCAAACGTGACGAAAAGTGATCTGAACAGCCATG